AACTCAATTGGATAGATTAAATGCTATCGGTGGACTAAAATCAGTAGTTCCATCTGAGGGTATTACATTTGTTTATAAAGGAAAGTTATATAAATATACTGGAGCATTTGCACCAGCAAATCAAATTTTAGGTATGTTGAAATTCGTATAGGAGTAGGTTATGGGATATAGTAAAGAAACAGAAAGACAAAACAAAGTATTAGGATCTTTGTTGAAGGGAGAAACTCCTGAAAAGAGAGTAATGGTTGGTTATGAAGGAAAAAAAGAAAAGTTAGGTAATAGAATTAGCAACCTTTCAAAAATTATGGCTGATGTCAGAATGCCTATGTTTTGTTCAGAGTGTGATAGGGTTATGAAAAAGAAGTTGGACAATAAAATGTGGAGGCTGTTTGGGCATTGTTTTGATTGTCAAATTGTAATTGAAAATAAAATGCGTATTGCTGGAACTTATGATGAGTGGGAAAAAGAAAAAATTAAACAAAATAAAATATCTTTTTTAAAAGATTCTATACAAAAAATAGAAGAGTGGAAAGATATGAAAGCTCCTGAATTTTATAATCAAGTCGGTGTTAACTATCCTGAATTAGAAAAAGAAAAATGGGGTGGTGATATGACTCAAGTAAACCTTATGGCGGAAGAAGCTTTAGAGGAATATACAAAAGTTTTAAATGAACTGGAGGAATCAAAATGAAAATATGGAAACTAATACTTGGATTTTTTGGAATCGTTGGCGGTCTTTTTGCAGTTAATGCTAGTAAAAGTAAAAAAGTAAAAGAACTTAAAAATGTTATTAAAGAAAATAAAAAAGAAGAAAAGAAAGTTGAAAAACAAATCAAAGAATTAGAAGAGGCTAAAACTGCTTCTAAAAAAGAGGTTGGCAACTTAAAAAGAAAATTAACCAATAGCAAAAAGAAAACTCAAAAAATGCAAGAGGCTTATGATAATGATGAAGTAGAATCAGCTGAAGATTTTTTGAGAAAGTTTGCTAAAAGTAAATGAGGTTTAGTATGAAAATATTAAAATATTTCTTGATATCATTTTTTGTTCTATCGATGGTAGATGGACAAGAAATAAAAAAAGATGGTGATTCACCAAAAACATTTACTTATGCTGAAGCATTAGAGATGTTGAAAGCACGTGATACACAATGGGAAGGTAAATTAACAAAAGCAGATTCATTGATAGAATCTCAGAAAGTTGTTATTGCTGATGGTGAAAAGTTGATAACGGAATTAGAAGAATATTCTAAAGTAGAATCAGTTTTATCAGAAGCAAAAAGTAAGCAGATTCAATTATTACAAGCACGTGATAAGTCAAACGAAGAACTTATAAAAACACTTCAACCCAAGTGGTATCAGAATCAGTATCTTTGGTTAGGGATAGGATTTATTTTAGGAAAGATATAATGAAACCTGCACCACTAAAAGAAGTCATTAAAAAAGAGTATGTGAAATGCGCTCAAGATCCAACATACTTTATGAAAAAGTATTGTGTTGTTCAACATCCGATGAAAGGTAAAGTTCCTTTTCATCTTTATGAATACCAAGAAAAATCATTAGAGATTTTTGAAGAACATAGATTTAATGTCATACTCAAAGCTCGACAATTAGGGCTGTCCACGTTAACTGCTGGATACTCTTTATGGATGATGACTTTTCATGGTGATAAAATATATTGGTAATTGCCACTAAACAGGATACTGCTAAGAATTTGGTTACTAAGGTTCGAGTAATGCATGCTAATTTACCAAATTGGTTAAAGCAGAAGTGTGTTGAGGATAACAAACTGTCATTGAGATATATAAATGGTTCTCAAGTAAAAGCAGTTGCTAGTGGTGAGGAAGCTGGTAGGTCAGAAGCTCTATCATTACTAATATTGGATGAGGCTGCTTTTATTGATAAGATTGAAACGATATGGGCTGCTGCTTCACAGACACTATCTACTGGTGGTCAATGTATTGCACTTTCTACACCCAATGGTGTTGGTAATTGGTTTCACAAAACTTGGGAAGGTGCTGAAAATGGAACAAATGATTGGAACTTTATCAGATTACATTGGAATTTACATCCCGAAAGAGATGATGAGTGGAGAGCCGAACAAGATAAATTATTAGGTCCGTCACTAGCTGCACAGGAATGTGATTGTGACTTTATTACTTCTGGACAATCTGTTATTGATGGTGTTATATTAGAGGAGTATAGAGAAACGCATGTACAAGATCCATTAGAAAAAAGAGGAATAGATAGTAACCTTTGGGTATGGCAACCGCCAAACTATACAAAAGATTATGTATTGAGTGCTGACGTTAGTAGAGGAGATGGCACAGATTATTCTGCTTTTCACGTTATGGAAATAGAGTCTATGGAACAAGTTGCAGAATATAAGGGTAGAATATCTACTAAAGATTTTGGTAACTTATGTGTAAATGTTGCCACAGAATATAATAATGCTTTATTGGTAGTGGAGAATAACAATATAGGTTGGGCAGCTCTCCAACAATGTATTGATAGGGGTTATGAGAACTTATTTTATATGAGTAAAGATTTAAAGTATGTAGATACAGAACATCAGATGTCTAATAAATATAGAATATCAGATAGGAATATGGTGGCTGGATTTAGTATGACAATGAAAACAAGACCATTAGTTATATCTAAATTAGAGGAATATTTCAGAGAAAAGTCAGTAATTGTTCGTTCAAATAGATTAATTGATGAACTTTTTGTATTTATATATAACAATAATAAAGCTGAAGCGATGCAGGGATATAATGATGACTTAGTAATGAGTTTTGCTTTGACTCTTTGGGTAAGAGATACTGCATTAAGGTTAAGAGCAGAGGGTATAGAATTAACTAAGAGAACTTTAAGTGGTGTATCATCGCAAATGATACCAATAAAACCAAACTATGAAAATGATTCTTGGGATTGGGATGTGGGTCCTAATGGAGAAAAAGAATCATTAGATTGGTTAATTAAATAAGAGGTAAAAAATGGCACAAAAAGACATATTTTCAAGACTAAAACGGTTATTTTCTACAAATACAATTGTTAGAAACATTGGTGGTAGAAAACTCAAAGTTGTAGATACGGGAAAATTACAAGGCTATGTCCAAACTAATTTAGTTGATAGATACCAAAAAATATATGGTAGCGGAGGCTCTGCCGGACAATGGGGATATGGTGATCAATTATATCAACAACAATTAAGATTGGGATTATTTAAAGATTATGAATCAATGGATTCTGATGCTATAGTTGCTTCAGCATTGGATATATATTCAGACGAATCCACTATGAAAAATGAGTATGGTGAGATATTATCTATAAAAACTGATAATGATAATATCTATGATATTTTACATAATCTTTTTTATGATGTTATAAATATCGAATTTAACCTTTGGCCTTGGATTCGTAATATGAATAAGTATGGTGATTTCTTTTTACAATTAGAGATTGCTGATAAGTATGGTATTGTTAATGTAGCGCCATTGTCTGCTTATGATATAGCTAGGCTTGAAGGGCATGATGAAGATAATCCACAAAATGTTCAATTTTTACTAACACCAAATACAGATGCGAATCGTCATACTGTAAGAAAACAAAAAGAGTTGACATTTGAGAATTATGAAATAGCACACTTTAGACTACTTTCAGATGCTAATTTAGTACCTTATGGTCGTTCTATGATGGAAGCTGGAAGAAAAGTTTGGAAGCAATTAATGTTGATGGAAGATGCTATGTTAATTCATAGAATCATGAGGGCTCCAGAAAAAAGAATTTTTAAATTAGATATTGGAAACATACCACCTGCTGAGGTTGACAATTATATGCAACAAGTAGTTAATAAGATGAAGAAGGCTCCTGTTATTGACGAGCAGACGGGTGATTATAATTTACGTTATAATATACAAAACTTAACAGAAGATTTCTTCTTACCAGTTCGTGGTGGTGATAGTGGAACTGCTATCGAATCTTTATCAGGTTTAACTTATGAAGCGGTTGAAGATATTGAATATTTGAAAAATAAACTACTAGCATCTCTCAGGGTTCCAAAGGCTTTCTTAGGATATGAAGAGGGATTGGGTTCTAAAGCTACATTAGCTGCTGAGGATGTTAGGTTTGCCAGAACAATCGAAAGAATACAAAGAATCGTAGTTAGTGAATTGACTAAGACTGCTGTAGTTCATTTGTATGCTCAAGGATATAGAGATCAAGAGTTAGTTAATTTTGATTTACAATTAACAAATCCATCTACAATTTACGAACAAGAAAAAATTGAGTTGTGGAATGAAAAAACCTCTTTAGCTTCATCTATGATAAGTGACGGGATACTTTCTTCGGAATGGATTTATAAAAATGTTTACAATTTTACAGAAGAAGAAATTAAAGAAATGGATGAACAGGTGACATTTGATTATAAAACTAAGTTTAGACGTTCACAAATTGAAATGGAAGGTAACGATCCTGCTAAAAGTGGTCAATCGCAAGGAACACCATCAGATCAAGCTATGGGAAGAACTGGTCACGAGTTAGATGATGAGGGCGGTTCGGAAGAAGGTGGACAGCCAGGTGCTGGTCGTCCTAAAGAAGCTAATAAATATAGTAAGGATAGTGGTGCGAGGGGCAGAGATCCACTAGGCGCACATGATAAAAAGACATCATATGGGGCTGTTGCTTCTGCGCACTATGAAACATTATTTAAACATATGGGTACAGGGGCTAAATCTTTATTATCTGAATCCAGTGAGGTTGAAGAAGAGTATAATACTGAAGTATCTACTGTTAATACTAACAAAAATTGATTAATCATATATTTATATATGAAGAATTGTATAAATGATTGGAGTTTAATATGAGTTCAAACAAAAAGCACTCTAAAATCCGTAATACTGGAATTTTATTTGAGTTGCTGACAAGACAAATTACGGTTGATGTACTGAATAACAATAAAAAAGCTCAGGCAGCTAATATTCTTAAAGAATTTTTTAATAAGAAAACCCAATTGGGCAGGGAATACGAATTATATAAAGTATTGACTACCGAAAATTATAAATCTGAAAATAAGGCTAATCATTTAGTGGATGCGGTTGTAGATGCTCGTAAAAAATTAAAAGAAACTTCTTTAAAAAGAGAGAAATATAATTTAATTAAAGAAATTAAGAAAAATTATGACGTGGCCGATTTTTTCATGGCTAGAATTCCAAACTATAAAGTAAATGCTTCAATTTTTAAGCTTTTTAATTCCAATCTAAATGAAAGCCCAGCTCAAAAAACTGAAAATCGTTTTACGATAGTGGAGCATATTACAAGAAAGACAATTTCTAATAAAAAGAAAGAAAAAGCTATTACCGAGGGCTATAAAAAACAAGAAAAAGACTTGAGATTGTTGGCATACGGTATTTTAGTAGAAAAATTCAACAAAAAATACAGTTCTTTAAGTAAAGAACAAAAAACATTACTCAGAGAGTATATAAACAACATTTCTAACACAAATTCTTTGAAAGAATTCATTGAATCGGAAACTGTAAAGGTAAAATCTAAACTCCAATCATTTTTACCTTCAGTTGATGATAAAGTTACAAAAATAAAGCTAAACGAAGCTGTAAATCAAGCAGATACCCTTATGAAAGGTAGAATCGTTGAGGACAAGCAAGTAGTTACACTAATGCGCTATTATCAATTAGTTAAGGAGCTTAAAAATGTCAAAAATGGATAAACTCAAAGAGATTATTCGCGAATTAGTCCGTAAAGAGCTTGAAGAGGCTACCGTTACTGGTAATATGGAAGGTGGGGAAGGTTCACCGAAAACTCCATATGCCTTTGGAAATAAAAAGAAGAAAAAGAAAGAAATTTCTACTAATTCTACTGGATATGATGTAGTTAAGGAAGAAATAACTGACGCTGGATATTTAGAGTTAGGAAAGCGTGGTCATAATTTACCTAGAGCAGCAAAACAATTCATAACGGCTCTTAGAAAAAAAGATGATAGAGAAATTGAAAAATATATAGACATCATAGCTGATTTGATGAAATGGATGCAAACGACATTGAAAAATCCAAGATTTAATGAATCCATAAATGAAACTCCACAGATGGCTAAACAAGGACAAGTAGGTCTTTTGTTAAAATTAGCTAACAAACAATTACAAAATGTATTTTCACTTCATAAAAAGGGTAAAAATAAAGAAGCTAAAGTAGTTTTTAATAACAAAGTTTACTCAACTTTAGAATACATACATAGAGCTTTTGATAATGTTAGCGAATCTGTAAATGAAGGTAAGTATCACGATTACAGAAATGATGATACAATGTCACCTAAACAAAAAATTGGTCGTTCAATGAGAGAAGTTCGTGATGGACTTAATAATTTAGAAAAATTAGTAAAGATGAATGTTCGTTTAAAAAATGAGTTGAGTGTTAACTCAGATTCGTATTGGAAGAATACACACAAGGCGTTACATAAAATTAGTGAAAGGTTAGTAAAATTAGCGAACAAGGTCGGACAACTACAGTAGGTCTTGACATGCCTTTTAAGGAGAACAAGAAATCC